TTAACAATACTTGGTTGCCGCCTCCTGGTGTTGGTACGCCAAAGTTGTTAAGTGAAGTAATAGGCATAATTAAATTTCTCCTGTGTTCTTAACTCTCAGCGGAATGTAAATGAATTCAACAGCCTTAACAGGTTCAATAGCAATGTCTACATATAGTTCATTTCTATCAACCCTTGCTGGTGTGTTGTTGCTTTCATCACAAACAACTGCAAAGTCATATAGTGCTCTCAAGCCTACTAATTCAAGTAGTAAGCTCTCTACTGCTTGCTTAATCTCGTCTCTAGTAATCTTATCATTTGGTTCAAAGATATAAGGGCGAGCTAATCTGTTTAACTGTGTACGTAAGTAAACCACTAAACGTGCAACGTTGATTCTATCTAAAGCACTTGCGTTTCTAGCACGAGTCTTTTGACCGTAGTTAACAAGACCAACACCGTTAAAGAATGTAATTGGGTTAACTTTTAAATCATAAAGTGTATCACGCTGTCCTTCATTAAGTGCTACAGTTTGGAATTCACCTGTGTCACCATCAATGTAACCAACTGCTGTTGCGTTAGTAATACCACCACGTCTAGTACCTGCTGGAGCAAACCAAGGATAAGAAACATTATCACTTAGTGCAATAGTTCTTAACATCATATGCGATGCAGGAACAACTGCGTTACTACCACCTAAGTCAGTTGTAAATCCGTTTGGATAAAAACATCCTAAGTACTCATCGTATGTAACAATACCGTCATCGTTATTGTCAACAACTAAGTTTGCATTAGTACCCCAGTTAGTTAGGCTTGTTGCATCTGCTGGTAAACGGAAAGGAGTATCACCGATTACAAATGCTGTTAAACCTCTGTCGATGTTTAAGTTAACTAAGTTGCTCATTAACTCTGGATAACCAGGTGCAGCAATTAGGTTAAAGTTTCTACGCTCTTCGTCACGTACTTGATCACTTGTATCAACAACACTCTTAAGTGCCTGTACAACCACCATACGTTGTGCGTGTCTACCAAATGAACCCGAACCGTCTTCTTGATTTCCTGAAGCAGTAACCCAACGATCTGTTGCATAACTACTCATTGGTTGTCCACCTGCTGCTTCTTCTGTAGAAGTAGTTGAGTATCTTGCATTTCTGTCGTTAGTATCGATGTAGTTGCTAACATAACGTTTAACATTTCCGCCGCTTCTACGTAAGTTCCAAAGCATCATACCTTTTGGATATAGTGCTGGATCTGGGCAGTCAAAGTCTACAAAGTCACTTGTTAGTAAATCTATAATACTTCCTGCTGTATCACCGGTTGCACCCGAAGTACTGTAACGTGCGTCTGCAAATAATACACCTTCTTCAGTTACTTGATCGGTTTTATCAATCTGTACCCACTCTAACAAATCACCGTTGTAACGGTAAATTGTTGGGAAGTTTTCTAAATCTGCTGTGCTTACCCAAATATCACCATCTACTAAGTCTGAACCATCTGACTGTACAGTAGGCTCACTAGCAGTAACCTGTGGACCTTCTGGATCAGTGTTAGCATAATCTGAATTGAAATTTTGGTATCCAACCCAAGCACTTCCGTCGTTGATCATAATGTCAACATCACTAAATTCTGGATTATACCACAATGTACCATCTGTTGGATCATTAGTTGGATCATTTACGCTTGCAAAGAAGTCGTCTGCCGCAAGTGGTTTAAAGTTACTAGCAATATAATCTTCTGAAGCGCCTGCTGGAGCATCATAGAAGTTAGCAGTACCGCCGCCTGTGTCTAAATTAAACGAAGTAAATATGCTTCCTGCTGGAGCATTAGCACCGTCTGTGATGCGGAAATCACCGCCTAATTTGTGAGTTATTGTAATTTTGTTATCACTATCAACACTAGCAACAATATTAGTAAATCCTGCTGCGTTAATAGCACCTGCCATTGTATCTGCATCAGTTGCGTCACTTGCTGCTGTAAATGTAACAGCAATACCAGTGTCTAATTCAACTTGATTCTTAATACTTTCAGCAATAGTTAATGTGTTACTACCGCCTGTAAGTGAACCACTGCCAATAATCGCTGAAGTAATCGAAGTTTGACCTACTACAGCTCTTCTCCACACACGGAATTCTGCTGTGTTAGGACTAGTATCAAATCCGCTATTTTCAGTAGCATTAGTTTGAACAACAAGGCTATCTATAGGAAGATTTGCGCCACCGCCTGCTCTATCTAAGTAGTAAAGTGATGCGTGAGTTGATGCATATAAAGGAGCACTATAAGTTACCCAACTTGTAGATGCTGAATCCCATTGCTTAACCTGCCAATCTGAACCTCTATTTGGATATGTTGTTTTAACCCATACACTTCCTGTTGGACGTGGAGTATCACCTCCGGTTGATTTCCAACTTGGTGGATTTGTATGTGGTGTTTGTTGAAGTGCTGGACCATAATAAGTCTTTTCTTCAATACCAATTTCGTCTAAATCAGCAGTATCATTTTCAATTCTTATCGATGCATCTGCTGTAGATCCGTCTGCTGATGCAGTACCGTCGTTGTACACGTAAAGTGTACCACTAATGTTT